ATTGCGTGGGTACGCGTATTTTGTGTGTTTGTAGTGCCTCACTACCAATTTAGGGGGTTGACCTGCGCCAAAACAGATAGTAAAAAACACGTAGTGTTTTTCACCAAGCACTTTTCACCCCTACATCGTTGAACTACTCCGCCTGTGTGGCGCAGAGCTGCTCTGAAAACTGGCTTCGGTGTGTAGTGGCGTCACTACTTTTCCTGCTCCCCCGCCAATCGCTGTCATACGTCTCTCCACTGCCCCTTCTAAACATACGGGTAGATGTACTGTAGTGAGTCACTACATTATGATTCAAACAATCGCGTACGCACATCGTGTATTTCCTTGACAGTCTAGAAACTACGTGTGCCGCAGAGCTGCTCTGAAAACTGGTTTCAATGTGTAGTGAGTCACTACCTTTTCTCCTGCGGGTGTCCGGTTGCCTACCTCGTGGTCGTCCCTGTGTCGCAGAGCTGCTCGGAGAACTGGCTTCAATGGGTGGGGGATAGCACACGAAGATGTCGGTGGGGATGATGGGGGTCCAACCACAAGACACAAAAAAACCCCGCAACCAAAAGGCTGCGGGGTTAGGCTTATCGTTGGATCAAAGTGAAGGCGGCTTGTCGTGGGAATGTTTCACCATGCTCTCGCATGATGCGGCGCTTTGCCTTGATGTATTCAACGTCGCGTTTGTCCATGTTTCTTTCCATGTATCCAAGCATGGCGTCGAACTTATCATCCGGCCACTTGGCGATTGCGTCCAAGGCGGTTTGAAATACTGTTTGCATCATTCCTGCCCCCCAAAGAACTCGTGCGACACTGCGAGTACGTCTTGTAACAGTGGTGTGAGTGGTGTCGGGTCGCCGAATATGATACGCTCATGGGCTTCCTGACGTATCGCTTGCATGGCGCAATCGGCTGCTTCGTCCCATTCTTTAAGCTTAAATATGGTTTTTGCGGCGTCTAGTAATTCCTGTGCGTCGGCGTGGTGGATTGCGGTATAAGCGTCGGTTAATTTGCTTGTAAGTGTTTGCATGGTATTGCCTCATTAGGTTGGTTGGTTGTTGGCGCAGCGTTGCCGCTGCGCCGTGGTGTTTAGCCTATTGTCTTGGCAAGATTTGCCAGTCCAGTTGTCAGATCGTCCAGATCAATCGAGCAATTAAACTCATCTGATTTCTGGATTCGCTTGATTGCATCGTTCAGCAATTCGCGAACCTTGGCTTCCGGCGATACCGTCCGAGCATCCGAGCCTGTCTTGCCTGACTCTACCTCAGCCGCTATATCCTCGCGGCGTTTCAGTTGGGTTTTGATGTCGCCGATTACCGCGTTTGCTTGGCGCATCCAATATGAGCGTGGTTGCCCGTTTACCGTCTTGTCGCCTGCCGCCTTGGCGCTCAATTCCATCATGGCTTGCGCCGCCTTTGGAAAGCCGGAGTTGATCGTTGTTTTTAAGAACGTCCAGCTTTCCTCGCTTGCCTCGCTGCCCTCTGATTTCGGGCTAACGCAATGGGCGCTAGTCCAGCCTGCTGCTCTTATGATGTCGGTGCGCTTGGTTCTTGCCATGTCGGCTTTGACCGTGGTGCTTGCCCATTCGCGGATGGATGTTTCTATTTCTGTATTGATTGTAATGGCATTTGCCATGGTTTGTCCTTTCAAGAACATATCATTCGGTGCATGATTGCCCGTTTGATGTAACCACTATACATGTTTTGGCGTGTTGTGTCTCGTTATTAGACGCGCGACGTGGTGAATTGTAGTGGTTCACTACCTTTCGTGGTATCCGCTACCCCACCTACCCCCTACACCCCCCCATAGACCGGCCGGGGGGCGCACCTCTATAATACTATTCCACACAAATAAATCACATTTCGCAAAATTTGTAGCGCACCAAACGAAACTCGTCACGGGTATCTCATTTCACGAAACGGATTTAAATACGCATTACAATCCGGCCCCCCACCCAACGAAAAAGCTGATACCCGTGCCCCCACCCCCCATATATGGAACACGTCAGAATACGTCCCGATTGAAAACGCCCAAAAAATTTTGTATGGTTCTGCAAACGAAGGGAAAAACGATGGCAATACATATAGAACCGGAGATGGGGGTGCCTATGGGTGCTCCGCCAGACATGAAAGACCTGACTATCAAGACTGCAGCAGCTGCGAAGACGGTAGAACACCTGCATGCCAACGGTTTGGAGGTCAAAGCTACGAGTGATGACAAGGATATTGCTGCTGCATTAGCTGTGTCGTACGCTGAGAACCCTACCAAGACGTCTAAGGCGGCTACACCGAGACGGGTGGCGCAGTTAACGCCGGCTACACTACTGCTGACCGATAGAATCCTCAAGGACTTCGGGCACTCGGTGGTGAAAAGTGCTACGCAAGTGCGCCATTTGGTGACGAACAAGCTCATCGAGGAGACAGAGAACCCCGATCCGCGCATTAGGATACGTGCACTGGAGCTGCTGGGGAAAATCAGCGACGTTGGTCTGTTCGCAGAGAAGTCCGAGGTGACAATAACGCACCAGACGTCGGATGACCTGAAGGAGAAGCTGCGCGAGAAGCTCTCTCGGCTGGTAAACCCTGATGAAGTCGAGGATGCCGTGCTGCTGGACGGGGATTGTATCAACGTAGACGCGGAGCTAGGGCTCGATGGGTAATCTAGCAAGCCTCGCGAAGGATATGGACTTCTCCACTGAGGATATGGAGCACATCTTAAATAATCTGGACTCGTTCAGTGCCGAGGAGCTCGCCGAAATTGATACCATAGTAGGGGAATTGTCTTCCCGAGAGGGCAACAAGGCTGCACAAGACGACCTCATAGAGTTCTGTAAGCGGATGCAGCCCGACTATAAGGTTGGCAGGCACCACAGAATACTGGCCAACATGTTGATGGCCGTGGAGCGCGGGCCGACCGCTGTGGATGGCAAGGACCGAGTGTGCGTAAACATCCCACCGCGTCACGGTAAGTCACAGCTCGTGTCTATCTACTACCCTGCATGGTTCTTGGGGCGTAACCCCGGCAAGAAAGTTATGATGGTGTCCCACACCACAGACCTTGCGGTAGACTTTGGTCGCAAAGTGCGCAACATAATTGCTTCAGATGAATACAGGTCCATATTTCCCGAGGTCGCACTGGCGCAGGACAGCAAGTCCGCGGGTCGGTGGAACACGAACTTTGGTGGGGAGTACTTCGCATGCGGTATTGGTTCTGCGCTTGCGGGGCGTGGTGCTGACCTTCTCCTTGTTGATGACCCCCACTCAGAGCAAGATGTCATTAACGGGAACTTCGCGGTCTTTGAAAAAGCCTACGAGTGGTTCACCTTCGGGGCGCGTACCCGACTAATGCCCGGCGGCCGCGTGGCCATCGTGCAGACCAGATGGCATATGGACGACCTTAGTGGGCGTGTTATTACCGACATGGCCAAGAACGAACTGTCTGACCAGTACGAAGTGGTCGAGTTCCCTGCGATTCTGGACTCCGAGGATGCAGACGGCAAACCTATACAGAAGCCACTGTGGCCAGAGTTCTTCGACCTCAACGCGTTGCTGCGCACAAAAGCCTCGATGCCTGCGTTCCAATGGAACTCGCAGTATCAGCAGAAACCCACCTCAGAAGAGGCGTCGATCGTCAAGCGGGAGTGGTGGAATATCTGGCCACACGACAACGTACCGCCGGCCGAATACATAATCATGTCGCTCGATGCAGCTGCAGAGAAACATAACAGGGCCGATTACACCGCACTTACAACGTGGGGCGTGTTCCTACACGAGGAAACAGGTACTCACAACATAATGCTGCTCGACTCTATTAAGGAGCGGTTGGAATTTCCTGAGTTAAAACAACTAGCTATGGACGAGTACAACAAGTGGGAGCCCGACGCCTTCATCGTGGAGAAGAAAAGTTCCGGTGTGGCGCTCTACCAAGAGATGCGGCGCATGGGCTTGCCCGTCACAGAGTACACCCCGCACCGCGGGACCGGTGACAAGATGGCGCGTCTCAACTCCGTGTCAGATATCATCTCGTCAGGACTTGTATGGGTGCCGGCTACCCGCTGGGCAGACGAGCTGGTGGAGGAAGTGGCTGGGTTTCCGTTCATGTCGAACGATGACTTGGTTGACAGCACCGTCATGGCACTTCTTAGATTCCGCCAAGGTGGGTTCATACGGCTACCGACCGACATGGAAGAAGACACCTCGTACCTACGTCGGAAAGCGGCGTATTATTGACGGGATGACACGGGTATAACTTTACCGTATACCTCGTGTAGGACGTTGGTAGCGTCCGTGAGGGCACGGCACGACGACCTCCCTTCGTTAGCTGGGCCCTCACTTTACGCAAGGTATTTCTATTTCGGCACTATATCTGTTATAGTGCGTCCAAACGAGCAGAATGAGGCACAGTATGGCAGTCGAGAAACCTATGGAACCTAGTGATATCCTTTTTGCGTCCGGGGTCGAACCCGAGCTAGACGTAGAAGTAGAAGCGCCAGAAGAAATAGACGCCCTCGAAGTTGTCATGGATGACGGGTCTGTTGTAGTCGAGTTTGGGCAAGGTACCACCGACGAAGAAGAAGTTGCCCACGATGACAACCTCGCCGAGTACATCGAGGACGACGAACTAGAGTCTATTGCCAGTGACTTGATCGACCACTTCTCATCTGACCGAGAATCCCGCAGTGAGTGGGCCAACGCCTACATTAAGGGCATGGATTTGCTCGGTATGAAGGTAGAAGAGCGTACGGAGCCGTGGAATGGTGCGTCTGGGGTCTACCACCCTATGATGACCGAAGCGGTAATCAAGTTCCAAGCACAGGCAATGGGTGAGCTGCTGCCTGCCTCCGGCCCGGTGCGCAGTAAGATCGTTGGGAAGATGACGCCCGACAAGATTGGGCAGGCTCAACGCGTCGAAACCGAACTGAACTACCTAATTACAGAGAAAATGCCTGATTATCGTGACGAAATGGAGCAGATGCTGTTCAAACTGCCAATGGCAGGCTCCGCGTTCAAGAAAATCTACTTCGACCCGATCACCGAGCGCCCTGTATCGCAGTTTATCCCTGCAGAAGACCTCGTTGTGTCCTACGGAGCGTCTAATCTGCGGACGGCACCCCGGTTTACGCACGTGATGAAGCGAACACCGGAGGAAATCCTCAAACTACAGGTTAACGGGTTCTACCGTGACGTAGAATTGCCGGAAGCCACCAAAGAAATTACGGATATCGAGGAAAAGTACAACGAGCTAGAAGGCTCTGAGGCTACGTTTTCCGATGACCCACGCCACACACTGCTAGAGATGCACGTTGACCTAGACTTGCCCGAGCCGTTTGATGACGTCGACGGGGTCGCACTGCCTTACGTGGTTACGATCGACAAATCCTCTAGCACAATCTTGGCCATCCGCCGCAACTGGTACGAGGAAGACATGAAGCGCGAGAAGCGTATGCACGTCGTCCACTTCCCTTACCTACCCGGTATGGGCTTCTACGGCACAGGGCTGATTCACACATTGGGCGGGCTGACTAAGTCTGCTACCTCTATCATGCGCCAGCTCGTAGACGCCGGCACTCTATCTAACCTACCAGCGGGCTTTAAGGCGCGTGGCATGCGTATTACTGGGGACAACACCCCGATCATGCCGGGTGAGTTCCGAGATGTAGACGTGCCCTCTGGGACGATCAAAGACTCGATTGTGCCACTACCCTACAAAGAACCTTCCAGCGTCCTCTACAGCCTCTTAGGGAACGTCGTAGAAGAGGGTAGACGCATTGGCGCAGTAGGTGACATCCAAGTAGGTGACATCAACGGTCAGGCCCCTGTAGGGACGACTCTGGCGCTCATGGAACGCTCCATGCAGGTTATGTCGGGCATCCAAGCCCGTCTACACGCCGCTATGAAGCAAGAGCTACGCATCTTGGCACGAATCGTGCATGACTACATGCCTGCAGAGTACGCCTACGAGATGGACGAGCCCGCGGACCGTATTACTGACTTCGACGGCCGTGTGGATGTAATCCCGGTTTCAGACCCTAACGCCGCCACAATGGCGCAGCGCATTATGCAGTATCAAGCGGCGCTCCAGCTGTCTCAGCAAGCACCTCAGATGTACGACATGGGCAAGCTGCACCGTCAGATGCTCGAAGTTTTGGGTATCCAAGACGCGGAGGATATTATCAAGCTGCCGGAGGACATCAAACCTACCGACCCAGTGACGGAAAACATGATGATTCTGAAACAAGAGCCCGTCAAGGCGTTCGCGTATCAGGACCACGAAGCGCACATTCAAACACACATGCTGGCGATGCAAGACCCCAAAATCCAGCAGATCGTGGGTCAATCGCCGTTCGCGAGTGCAATTCAGTCCGGTATGATGTCTCACATCACAGAGCACGTAGCTCTGCAGTATCGTGTCGAGATACAGAAGCAGCTTGGTGTGGAACTGCCAGACCCAGAAGCACCACTACCAGAAGAACTCGAACTGCAGGTTTCACGCCTAGCTTCACAGGCCGCAGACAAGCTGTTCCAGAAGAACCAAGCCGAAGCGTCCGCAGAACAAGCGGCTGCGCAGCAAGCTGATCCGCTCACTCAA